AAGCAGGTCAAGTGGAATGAGAAAGCAAAAAAGTTTGATTCGTTCGATCCCGACCCCTCCTCATACATTTCATCCGTCTCCGGTCACCGCCTCCAGTGCGAGGCCTCTCCGGTGTAGGACCGTCATGCCAGTTCGACCGCATGCCCGGCACTGCGAGGCAGTTACCGGGGAGGGTGCTGACATCCCTTCACGGCCCGCCTCCTGCAGGAAGACCTCCATGGTCTTGCGTAGGCAGTCCTCCCCCGTCCTGTCCTTGACTTTGGTGAGGTGCGGTTCCAGCATGCCCCTCAATTCCTGCATCGCCGCCTTTCTGTCAGCCTGTGGGTCCTTCAGTTGGCGCACCGCCAGGAGTGTCCTCTCTCCTGGGCTGCCTGGTGCTGGGAGCATGCCTGGAGTGCAAAGCAGTGCCAAGCTAACAGTGCCGATATGGAGTGGCCAGTAGACCTGCTGTCCTTCCTCGTCGAGTCCACTCCAGGGGATCCTGGGGGGTTTGGGGAACCTTGCCGCGGCCAGTTGGTCGATGAAGGTGGCCAAGTGTTCGACCCTGATCAACCCCTGGTACAGTTCATTCAGTCGCTCCTCCTCCTTGCCTGCGGGACAGCCTTGAAGCGTGTCCAGGATCTGCTCTTGTTCCTCGGCCGGCCTGGTCTCCGCAAGGTGCCTAAGCTTACGGACGCAGTTGGTCCTCGGGCCTTTGCAGGCGTCAGTGAAGTATTCGTTGTCGTCGGTGCACCACGGTTCCGTTCCAACTCGCTGCTGAGCTCGCTGCGCTAACCTCCTCCTCTGCATAGGGGTCATCTTCTTCTTCTTCTGTCCTGCTGCTGGTGGCGCTGCTGCTGCTGCTGCTGGTGGTGCTGCTGCTGTCGGGGGCGGTGCCTCGCCCTGGTCCGGCTCCACTGTCTCGGCTGGCTCTGGTGGGTTCTCATGCTCGGGTGCGAAGGTCACTCCGCGGGCAGGCTTGCCGTCCACAAGACCCTCTCCTTGGCTGAGTCGCTTCGCGAGTTCGTCCTTGTCCAGCACCTCGCCTCGCCGTGCGCCACCGGTGTTCGCCAGCTTGACCGCCACATCCGGCAGGTTTGGGAGCTCTCTCAGGTGGCCGGCCAGAACGTGCCCCTGTAGGGCACCCAAGTCGAGATCATCGTATATGTGCTGCGGCCTGTCGTTGCAGCAGGACCCACCCCACCCACGTTCACCACACTCGGCTCCCCCTTGGGTCCGCATTTGCGGTAGTCCAATGCCCAAAGATCCTTACCAATCTCGGTCCCATAAGAGCACTGGTCAGCAAAGTACACGAAACCAACGTCCTGGTGGGATTTCCTCCTTGTCAGTCCGGACCCGTCCATCGAAATGGCGTCGATCATGTTGACGTGGTAGTATCCCNNCTTCTTCTCCTTCTTGGATTTTATTTCAAAACCAAATAATTCAAACGCCATAAAAAGTACCCTTTTAGAAATTCATAATAACAGGGGGTGAGAAACTCACCCCCTTAATTCATATTATATATTAATTGTTCCCCAAATATTTCCACCTATATTACCTGAAGAATCAGCTCTAACTTCAATTCCAAATTTAGGATTATTACCAGAAGCAGTTGTTACTGCACCAGTACCAGCAACCCAATGATTAACTGCGAAAGTTACTGCATATTCTTCAACAGCGTCATTAGAATCCCATGCAACATCAATAGCTGCTACTTCTGTAGGATACAAACTCGTAATACTATAAGTGCGTATATCTGTACCATCGCGTCTAAGTTGAGTTACAGTTGCTTTACCATAAGGATTCATATTATCTGCTTTATTTGACCAATGATCTTGCAGCCTGGCCATCCATTCCTCAAACACACCACGAATATACATATCACTATCATTAAATACAGTTACAGTCCAATCTGCAAATGTACGATCTCCCGGGACTTTCAATTGACGACCTCTATAAGGCACATCAATATTCCCTATTGTAGAAGCAGGCATTGAAGTTCCCTTACAATGAAATTGGAACATCTCTCCCAGAGCTCCAGTTGGTACATTTGGAGGTGTTACAGTACATTTGAATAAATTAGCTCGAACCCCTCCTCTAAACTTTGATGAAAAATCGTGAATACTATGTTCCGACATTTTATTACTCCTTTAAGTTTTTAAGTATTTATAAGATTAACCACCGATTTCTGAGAAAGAAACATCAGTTCTAGCGGCGATAAAGTTTAACTGGATGTAGTTGATAGACCTTGCTGGCTTAACATAAATGTCACCAACAAACTGGTTCGTATCAATAATATTACCAGTATTATTTGAAGTATCACATACTACCTTAAAGTCAGTAATACCACGGCGNCCNTGNACTTCTCTCAAGAAAGGTNCAACCATATTTACAAANGNANNTCGTGTAAACTCATCATTGAACTCAAACAACATAGCTTTTGCAGCAATAGAAATTGCTTTTTCNANAACAATAAATAATCTACGAACATTAATNCGATCAAATGCACTCGGTTTAANCTGANNAGTTTTATCACCCCAAAGAAGAANACCAGCACCTGNCATTGTAATNAANGGATTAACACTNNNNTGATANANNGTNTCACGATCTGCTTTNGTCGGTTCCCAAGAAAGTTTAATAATATTNTTNANCTGTCCACGATTCATTCCAGCAGGNGACCACCACGCATCATTCGTAAACTCTGTTCGTGCAACCAGACCAGCAGTATCACCATTCATCGGACANTAGAAAAATANATCNCGATAACGATCATATTGATATTTCCNTGCACCATCCATAACTACATAATTATTAGNACCATAAGTAGTTTTNGTTGTAGTCATAGCAACTGCTGTTTTAGTTACAGTAGCATCAGTAAGTGNCGGTGACAAGAATAACATAGCATCATTTCGTGCAGAAGCACCTTGTCCAACCAAACCTGTCAAGTAAACACCAGTTGCTGTATCTGTAGCATCTACACCAGGTCCACCAATAATCAAATTAACATCTACAACTTCAGCAGTAGCAAAAAGACCATAACCAAGTTGAAGTTGTCCAGAAGTAATTGCAGCACCATTATGTCCCCATCCCATAGACCCACCTAGAACACCTTCAGAAGCAGTTGAACTATCAAAAGTTTGAAATGTTGCACTAGCTTTTGGTTGACCAGCCGCAGTACCTGCCGCAGCTGATAATGTAGTAAGTTGTGTTACATCACCCAACCATACATATTTTGATTCATTACGCAAAACATCTTTAATATAATTACTTGAACCATCAGGTCGTTTTGCATCAGATGCTTTACTTACGAAAGCAAATTTTTCTAAAACATATCCTGGTGTTCCTGTCCACAAACCATCTTCATCAATTACAATAACGTGCATTTCATCTTGTGAACCACCAGCATTAGAAACATCAGTTGATGTTCCGGGTGTTCCATCAAAGTTTGCAATAAAATCTGCATTAACTGTGGTGTCACCCCATGCATTAGAATCAATCACTTTTACTAATAAACTATTACCTAATACTCCAGGATATTTAGCAATAAATAATGTATCATTTACAATTGTTGCGGCGTCATAATCTTCTGCATTTTTTATTAATTTACCTGCGGATGTCGGAGCATTATCTCCAATAGTTGAATTAAGAGCTCCAGTTCCTACAACTCTTGTAACAATCAGATTGTTAGAGTATGCAAGATAGTTTGCTGCTGACCAAAAAAAAGTTTTTGTTACATCATCTGGTTTACCGAAAACATCAACCAAATTGTTTTCAGTTGTTATTGATGTACGTTCCAGTACAGGGCCCCATTGAAACGCACCCGAAAATGCACCAATAGCTGTCGCTACATTTGGTACAACAGTCGTTAAATCGAGTTCGGTAATATTAATACCGGGGGATACTTGAAAAGCCATTTGTTTTCTCCTTTTACATTTCTAATATTGATATAGATTTTTAATAATTATCTGTATGAACTTTTTCCCATTTTGTACCATCGGGCATTTCTTCATACTCATCATCCAATCCATCATCAATAATACCAAAAGGAATTGTCATATCTTCAATCGAATCCATTTTTGTTTGATACAACTTTTCTCTAATATTCAAATTACTTAATTCTTTAAAATATTGTTGATCTACAACCCAACCAAATAAAACCAATGTTGTAACTAAATCATCATTGGAACCTTCTTCTGCACCAAATGTATCTCCACTTGTTACAAAAGTTGTTAATTCAGAAATCATATCATAATCAGGGATAAATAACTTATCCTCTTCAATTAAACTTTTTAAATTAGAACAACCTATCTTTTTAACATTTTTGGTTGTTCGTACTCCATAAGCTATATCTTTTTTATGTCCACTTGAAAGTTGTTGACCATGACGACCATACCATGCTACAGTAAGTAAGTTCTCATATTCTAAATCGTGGTGTAAAACATCGGCTACTTGTGCTCCAATATCATTACTTTCCACTAAAATATAGGCATCATTATACTTCTTTCCTATATTATTTATAATATTTGGAAAGAGTAGCGGCGCAATCATATTATCACGATACTTTGCCACAATTTGATATGGAACTGATGTAATATCAAAAACTGTAAAAGTAGAATAATCTAAGCCTTGACCACGGGCTGTATCTACTGTAATCGTATAAAGATGATTCATCTCTGGTTCTTCATAAACATCCAGATTATTTTTTGACCATATCGGTGAACTATATGATAACTCTTGCAGCTTTTCATACGATATAAGAGTATTAGAAGAACCTAAAAAATCTGCTTCATACTCTTGTCTAAATGCTTCTTCACCAATATCTGAAATAATTTTTTTACGCCAATCTTGATCTCGATCTGGAATACTAGTCCAATGAATCTTGAATGTCTTGAACTGATTATTTCCTTCTACAGCATCATTCCAAAACTTATAAAACAAGTTATAACCATTTGGTGTAGATACCATAATGATCTTAGTATCTTTACCAGATGAAATCGTTGGATAAACTGATTTAATAAATGCATCAGCAATCGTTCTTGGTACAAAAGCAAACTCATCCAAGAACAACAATGAAAAACTGTAACCACGAATAGCAGATGAAGATGTTGAAGATGCTATAATCTTGGAGCCATTCTCTAACTCTATGTTACCTTTATTCCATTCAACAATACCCTGTTGCAAAAACTTAGGTAAATGTTGATAAGCAGTCTGCAATCTACCAAGTAACTCTCTGGATGTAGATGCTTTGTTGGCCAACATACCAACAATCTTTGTCTTGTTAAATAATATATAGTGTAAAATATAACCAAGACTTGTTACAGATTTACCAGACTGTCTTGCACTCTTTACAATAACATATCTATGATTTTCCAAAGTATCAATTAAATCTTGTTGATAATCATAAAGATCAAAAGGTATTAATCCTTTATCAACATGAATAACTTTTACATAACTTTTAAGAAAATAAACAATGTCATCACGACACTTGACATATTCTTCAACTTCTTCTTTCGTAAATGGTTGAGGAACATTTGTTGGTTTTAATAGTCTATTACCTAAATATGAATCTTCTCTATTGTCTTTCATATTTTTTTCTTCTCAAGTAATAAATCTTGCAGTTCTTTTGTACTTCCGATAAACAAAGAATTATTTACAATATGAGGATCTTTAACATCTTTCTCAATTTCTTTCTTTGTTTTCTGTAATTGCAAAAGTTCTTTTGTCGTATCAGATAAATTTCTAATCAACATAGCAGCTACTTCATATGCTCGTGCTGACTCTGATTCTTTTGCAACAGCTAATAATTCATCAAGAGCTTCATTACCTTTAGTAACTAAATTGTGATATTGTTCTCTTGAAAAGTCATAATCAGAAGTTAAATCAGTTTCAGTCATTTCAACATATGGTGCTTTTTGTTTTCTTTCAACTGGTATCAAGTCACCTGTAACATCCAATACTTTATTTAATTTCTCAACAGTTGTTTTTTTCATATATTTTTTATCCTAACACTTGAACATTAGCAAATTTTACAGCAGCATTACCAGCAAACATTTCATGAAGAGAATCTTTTTTTACATACTCTACTCCTTTTGTGACTAAAGTAAATGTACCAATAAGTGTATTATCTGCTTGTTGTACTGTAACTAATACATCACCAGAATGACCATTAAATACTCGTACCATTGTTGCTTTATCAACAGTAATGGCTGCACCCGCACTAGTCGTTGCTGCTAATTCTCCGTTACCAGCTGCTAATTCTATTCCACCTATAAGCTTAATCATTTTTTATATGCCCTCCGTATAAGTTATTGTAAATCCGTAATCATCATCAGTATCAGTTGATAACGGATCTGGTTTAATATCTGTACTACTTGCTTTAATTCTTAGCGCAGCTGCTAATTCAGATTGATTTGTCTGGTCA